GATCCTACGCTTCTTGCCCGAGTCCAGAGCGGCCTTGAGGATGTTCAGTGCCACGTCATCCTGGAACACAGAATCACAGTCATCAAATACCAGCACATTCCGTGGATCGGAATTCTTGTACAGTGTGCAATACAGGCCAATGGGAGTCATGGCACCCTTTATGACCTGGTACTTGATCTTGCGGCCAGAGATCTGGTCAAACATACCAGCCTTCTCGAGTTGATACTCCACTCCGTAGGATTTACCAACTCCCGGAGGACCCACAACGATCATGGCACGGATGTCGCCAGCGATGGCGGCCTTGGTCATGTCGTCCAGTATGGCAAATCGCTTCTCGATACGATCCATGACCTGCTCGTCGGTCTCTTCGGGTTTCTTGAACTCTACAACCTTGTCTTGTTTAGACACTGAACGGGCTCCTGTGATTTCGATGTCTTCGATTGAGTCTACTCGTATGCGGATCTGCTCCGGCATACCTGGAAATGTGCCATCATTGGCTACCACTACATTGCCACCCTTGGCATCAGTCTGGAAGTCGCGCAACAAAGTGAAACTCAGGCCTGATACATCTTGTCGACGATATTCACCGTTGCGGATAAGGACTTGTGTCATGTGCTATGCTCCTATAGCGTTATTGTTCTATTATTATACGAAAATGGCAATTTCTGGTCAACCGCCGCTAAAACACTAGGTTAGCAAGCACTTACCTAGTTGTTTTTAAAGGATTCTTTAATAGGGTGACTGCTTATTAAAGCATCCTTTAACAGATCCATAGACCCGGACTTAGGATTTAGGCCCCGATGGGCTACCCTGGATCGCTGCCGGGGGCGGAGTATATCTTTTAATATATCCTTTATTTTAAACAAAACGGATTTATTGGTCAACCACAAAAAACCCTGCTCTGGGCAGGGTTATTGAGGTTACGAGCATAATATGTATTATGTGATAGTCACAATATCACTGATGGATAGGGTATCACCGGTAGTCAACCCGTACATCTCGATTCGAAATGTTTTAGACGACTGCGGAGGATCATGTGCCACTGTCGTGATGTTGAATGAAGCAGTGGATGTATTAAATGGTACCGACCCAGTGACTGCTTGAAAATCTGCGTTTGTGGTAGTGATATGCACAACTCGCCATCCAAATGTACGCGGCAAAGGCCGACCAGGATTTACATTGGGTATGGTCGTCACGAACGTACCCGAATCGCCCGGTTGAATCGGCGATGGAATAGAATCAAATTGTATATAGGGCAAATCAGCGGCAGGGTTTATATTCATGACTGCAGTTAAAGTACTCCCTGCAGGAATCAACCATTGCCATTGTCCTGCTAATTCGCTGTTATCGGGTCCTCTTGTCAGAGCTACCCCATCGATGACCACATTTGCCAGTGGATCTCCTACTAAAGCTCCGTCGTCATCATAGCTATAAAAAATACCAAATTGTGAAACATCATTGGCAATAACATGATCGGCTAAGGTAGAACCCAACAACAGCGGGCTTCCGGTCACAGCGATAGAATAAGACTGTGTTCCAGAAAAATATAGAGTATTGGTCCAGGTGAATAGCGTAGGTAGAGCAACATTAGCTGCTGGTTCTGGTAAAACAGGTAAGGGCTGATCTAGAGTAGAAATTGGTCCGGAAAAAACCACGACGCCGTCGATGGTTGCCGTGATTGACGCAGGTGTTGACCCGTAGGCCTGTCCGCATTGTTTGAAATTCCGTGTGGTCATGATTGATTGATCTCCACTGCTATTTATACCACTGCTGCGATCAAACCCAGTTCTGTTCTATCACAGGATCATGCACATCATGCGGTTTAGGAGACCCATGGAATATCAGGATCTTTACACCGGGCAACAGCACTGACCCTGCATCTGGACGGCGATAAATGCGGGTTTTCATGTCCATGCCCCCGTCTTTTATCTGCCAACGCCAGCTCTTGATCATGTTTTCGTCCATGAATTTCAAGTCGTGTTCAGTGAGCACTGAGTTTAAAAAATCCTGATCACCGTGGAATAACCGGGCTTGGATTTTCACGTCATTTTTCTGGAACTCTCGCCAGATCCAGGCAAATCTCGTGGTGTCCCATAGCATGACACTGCTGTTCATGCCTTTCCAACTGGGACGCCACAGGTGCCGGAAATCTCTGATGCTCCAGAAATATCTCGAGTCCAGAGTATGTATCCAGTCTATGTTGTCCACGATCACTGTGTCAAGATCAAAATACAGCAGTCGTCCCGAGATGCGATCAGGATCAAACATCTGCATCTTGTACCACCACGACTTCTTGGGTCCGGCTATGCCCGGCCAATCCTGCAACACATGCTTGACCATGTGGTCGGGAACGGATCTGTCTGGTTCGGTAAAAACATGGAATCTTATCGCACGAGTGCTGTGACGCTGTACCATGTTGTACAAGCGGTCCACATAGCACCAGTCGTATTTGTTGCCATGTATCACGCAGGCACAATCCACGGTGCCGTCTATTGCAGCCTGTCGGAAAGCCTTTTTAGCCATAGGCCTTGGGCAATTTCTTCAACGGTGTATTCTGTGTGGCAGATTTCAACCAACCACTGATCTCGATTGATGTCATAGGGTCGTTCAATGTTTTCTATACTTACCGATACAGGATGGGCCAGGCTAGAACTGTGCACCACGGGCCGCACTCCTTGCACAGCGGCCTGTATGCCCGGACCAGAATTATAGTTCACCATGGCATGGCAATCAAACTGCATGTCGAATGAGTCATAGGTGTCGGGCACACGGCGAGGGGATTCCACGGCAATGCCCTGCGGCAACTGTGATACTGCCAGTCGGCATCGAGGGTGTGGTCTCACCCGTATCTCACGATCTGTGTGGGCCCGTATTTGAGCCACCTGCTGTGCGATCCAGGCTTCCATGCTTGGAAGATCTTGTACTTGCAGGCTGGCTGAATTCTGGGCAGCGATTACGATGTGTGATCCAGAATGTTGTAGTTTGCCCAGATTGATGCCCAGTTGTGCAGGGCGATCCCAATCTAGATCCTGGGTATGTCCATAATAACCCTCTGCAGTGATGTTGTTGATGGCCACTTTCCATGTGACGCCTCGACGCAGGGAGCCTATGTCTATCACTATCACAGGTCGACCCAGGCTGCGATAGTGCTGATACACCTCTCGATTCTTTGCCATGCGTCCACTCCACAGCACACTCCATATGATCACAGCATCTGAGATCATGCTGTTTTCTTCAGTGCCAATACCTGCGTGCCGTAGAGATTCCAGCATGGCTGCCATCACTGGGCCACTATTGCCAGCCGCCTGCAAAGGAAAATAGGCTACGTTTTTGATCACTAAATACCCCTGTGAAATACACAGTAATTACCACGTTCAATCAAGCAGGCCTAGATACCTATGGCCAGCGAATGATCGACTCATTTGAACAGCACTGGCCTGCGGACGTAGATCTCATGGTGTATGCAGAAAATTGCCAACCTCGATTTCATAGATCAAACACACAAATCATCGATATCCTGACCACCAATTCTGATCTTCGAGCATTCGTCAAACGGCATGAAAATAATCCTCTGGCACACGGTCAAGCAGGACCCCCAGAGGTTTGGAATCCAAAAAAACAATTTCGCTGGAATGCCGTGCGATTCTGCTACAAGGTATTTGCCATTGCAGCCTGCACTGAACAAACACCCAATGGATGGTTGATCTGGATCGATGCCGATACCCACACCCACAGCACTGTGACACTGGACTGGTTGACCGCAGTTTGTCCCCGAGATGCCATGGCAAGTTATCTGGGGCGTGGAGAACGATATCACAGTGAATGCGGATGGGTTGCATACAATCTAGATCATCCTGCCACGCGAGACTTCATCAGAGATTTCGTGGGCATGTACATGGACGACAGCATTTTCAACGAGCGAGAATGGCACGACAGTTATATCTGGGATGTGATCCGCAAAAGATATCAGATCCAACATCGATTCCATAATCTCAATCCTTCTGTGGATGACAAAGGCCTGGCTGGACACCCATTCATAAATTCTGAACTGGGTCGAGTCATGGATCATGTCAAAGGCAAACGCAAGGATCAAGGACATTCAAAGGCCAAGGAAGTGGTGCTGCATCACGATGTACCTTATTGGCAACGGGTATTGAAAGGCCTATAAATGTATCAAGCACATGGTTGGTGGTTTCCGGATCAAGACACGCACTTTGCCGGCATGCTGAAAAAAAGCATACAAAAAGGTGGCGGGCCGGTGTATCAACAATCGGTTCGACAACAAAGTATTGACCTCACCCCCAATCGAGCACTGGCATTGGACATAGGAGCCAATGTGGGCCTGTGGAGTAGAGATCTCGCCGAGGCCTTTGCTCAGGTCATAGCCTTTGAACCGGTAAGTGATTTCCGAGATTGTTTGGTGAAAAATGTGCCCGCAACCAATCTGGAAGTACGAGGCTGTGCGTTGGGAGAAGAGGACACTTCCATCAACATGATCATCACAGCCGAGAACACCGGACACAGCCATGTAGATACCTCTACCATGGGACACGGAACCACACCCATGTATAGACTAGACAGCCTTGAACTTCCCAAAATTGACTACATCAAGATCGACTGTGAAGGCTATGAAAACACCATACTGCGTGGTGCCCGAGAAACCATCATGCGAGATCAGCCTGTCATGGTAGTTGAACACAAACGCCACAAAGATGTTGGTCATGATGATGTTGATCAAGCACTAGATACCTTGATCAGTTGGGGTGCCTACATCATCACCAATGTTCGCAACGATTACATCCTGGGCTGGCGTTAGAAAAAAGTCTGGAATTTCCGCACGACCAGGCCTTGTTCACTCTGTTGATCAGTCCAGTGTGCGGCACTGAGATCCCATAACCACTGCTCTCGATCTGGCATGTGCGGTGATTCAATGCTGTTGAGATCATGTCCGGCCACGGACCAGGCCACACAATCTGGATCCTGAGCTATCACAGGAACTCCGGCCAAGATGCTGGCCACGCAGGAACTGGAATTGAAAAATACTGATGCCCAGGCACCGCGGATATCGTCCTGTAAGGTAGAACCTTGCTTGCTTTTATGCACCTCTGGCAATGCCAGCAAATGGTCAAGATCCACGGGTGCTTTGGGGTGAGAGCGGATCAAGATAGGACGCTGAGTGATCCTGCGTAGATGTGTGACAGTTTCTGTAGCCCACTGTGCCATGTCCACGCCTTTCATGCTCCAACCACCATCTCGCTGCAGGCACACCAAGATGTGCTGGCCGGATTGTCTCCATGGAACCATGGTCAGTCCCAAGGTGCGAGATATCTGGTTCCAATGGCCGTCATCGCTGCTTTGATTGGCATAGTTATTGGTGTTGTAGTAAACACCATCCAGGCTGTATCTCAGGAACACGCTGTGAGGATCAGCAAACTTGAAACAACTGCCATCTATGCTCATGATCTTGTTGCCGGATCGTGCCTGCTGATCGATCACGTCTCGGCGGAGCTGTATGTGGGGGCCACGTATGCTGGCACCCACCCAGCCCAAGATCACTGCCAGGCGTGCAGGAACCACTTGCCTTTGGTCCTGCACCAGAGTTTTCAATCCCTGTGATTCTGCACCCTCTGCAAAAGATCTCAGCACTTGAACCTTGCGATTGCGATCCGCGATGCGTGGTAAACTGCTGAGATACACCACTACATCATGCATTGTAGTATTTCCGAATGATGGCCGCTGCTGAGCCGTCGTGTAGTTCTTTTACAGTGAACTGATTATAACTCAAAGCACACAACCAATCACCTATGCACCCACGATATAGATCGTTGATCATGGCGAGTTGATTCCTTGACACAGGATTGGTGATGTGCTGACCCAGCGTGATCACTGGCACGCCTGACCATATGGCCTCCACAGCAGCAGCACTGGAATCGCTGATCACGCAGTACCATCGATTGGGTTCTTCCTGCATTAGGTCATACACTGAGCGTCGTGTTTTCCTGTCGTGTTCTTTGGCCTTGAACACTATCCGCTGGCCGGTATGACCTCGCAGTCCATCGGTGATGCGTTGCCGGAAAGCGTCTGATGTGGTGCCCCACATGCGGTAATGCGACTCGCTGCTGAGCACTACCAGGATGTCTCTTCCGGGTCTACGCCAGGGCACAGGCATGCTAGGCAGCAATTTCAACCGATCGGCCGGATATATCTTGGTCACTGCATAAGGTCTGGCATGTACATGATTCTGGACCACTCGATGCCAGACTTTTTTCTTTTCAAGGAAGTTGGTATATCCGCTGTCCATAAAATAAAAAGGCAGATCCTGGCTCATCTTCTGCGACAGGATTTCTTCGTTGTTGATCACGTTCCTGATCACAGCAGGTGCCTGGATGATTTCCGGACGCTGGATCAATAGATCAGGATGTTGACATACCAATTCTGCTCCAGGCAAGAGATCACGACCCAGAGATTTTACTGCACTGGGTCCGGCATTTTCCTTGGCGAATTTTATGAGATGGTCAGGATCAAGGTCAAATCTATTGAAATTTTGTGCCAACCAATTCACTGTTCTACGATAATTTTCCTTGTAGAAGATCTTTACATCAGCGTTGAATTTTTCCAGATCCTGGTTTATGCAGTTGTTGACCAGATTGAAATCCACGGTCAACAAACCTCGTTTGGTTAGAGCTTTTTTGCATTTGTTTACATATTGATCAGTGTGTGTCCACTGGGGCTGACTCCGGCGCAGATAGCGAAAGATCAGAGTCCGGGCCAATGGTTCCACTATCTCCTCTCGATTCAGCAGGACATATGCAT